AAATTGAACATCATTTATTTGTGGATTTAAATCTTTTCCACATTTATTACAACTAATTAAATCTACTAACATTTTTGAATCCTTATAAATTATAGAGAGTACCAAATGAATGATACTCTCTATATGATTAATATTTACTCTTTCAACTCAATGTCACAACTGTGATATGTTGAAGGACTTTTCGATGTACTTTTATCTTTCTCATCAAGATGTTTAGTTAAATCATTAACCATCTTTACGATTGAGCTTTCATCGTGAACATCAATTCCAATAAATTGACCAACAAAATGATGAAACAGATACTTTGCTCTCAATAAATCAACTGCGTGATTTCTACCAAGAGTTTGATTATACTCAATATCTCTGATGTATTTATCTTTAACTTCATCAGATGTATCATCTCTATCGTTGGCACGATCAAGATAACCTTGAGTACGATTACAGAAATCTTGACGATTCTGTTTTTGCTCAATCAAGAATTTAACTGATTTTCCATAAAATAAAACATTACCAATATTCCATTCTATATCAAAAGAATTATCAGTATAACTCATTCCATCACTTGGTTGAGGTACTTTAGAATTGTGAAAGAATTTTACATACTCTTTAACTATTTGTTCTAAATTTTTAAAGTTTGTTTCTTTTATTATGTTTAGTTTATTTGCCATTGTTATTTCCTTTCTTTAAGATTTATATTTAGGCAATCACCAATTAATCATATTGGTAAAATCAGTCTATATTAATCTAGGTTGTAGAAAGAAAAAACTACGGCTTTTTCTGTAAATAACTATTCAAACGGACTACCTGATGATAGTAGTTGGGGAACGCCTTAATGTTTCCACCTGAAGATAGGGAAAGAGAGCAACAGAATACAGTTTTAACCACGCTCCCAAGGGCGTGGCTTTCAAGGCTACTTCCCAGAGTTGCCTTGAAAGTAGATTATTTTCACAACGCTTATTAATATAGACAGATTTTTCCAATATGATAAATTGTATGATTGACTTTATATAAATCTTAAAGAAAGAAATCAATGTTTAGCAAATAAACTAAACATAATAAAAGAAACAAGCCTGTGGAAATGATAGTTGTTCAAAGAGTGGGGGGTCTTGCGTGGGTAGTTGTTAAATATAATGTGCGTAGCTCCGAAGAAATATAACAACTGGAGGGAGTGGTTCTTTCCCTGTGAGAAGAACTCCCTTTATGATTTGCTATAGCAACACCGATCAAACAATAAACAAGCTATAGCAAATTAATTATAATGTGGCTACTTCAGCCACCTTAAAATCTTAAATTAGACATAACTTGTTCGTAAAGGTTGTTGGAAAATGATTTGCATTCTTCGCAAATCTATACCCTTTAAGGGTTTTTCTAACAATCCTGTCGGACGCCAATACTTGATGATAGTAAATAGGTATGTTGACTTTTTCATCAGCACTTGATATATGAAGATTATCGGTTATGACAAATATATCCAAGACAACTATTACACCGAAAGCAAAGAAGTTAGTTGATACTCTCGTAGCTACAGGATGTACAATCACAGAAGCGTCCAAAGTCGCAGGATATAAAGGAAACAGTTCAAGAGTAAGTGCAAGTCGTATGCTACGCAATCCAGAGGTACAGAAGTATATGTTTGAACAGATACAACATAACTTGGGGATGAGTGCAGTTAAAGCCCAATCGAGGTTACTTGATTTATGTACGGGTGCTAAATCTGAGTACGTACAGCTTGAAGCCAGTAAAGATATACTTGATAGGTCGGGATTCAAAGCTCCTGACAAACATCAACATCTAGTGAAGGGTGACTTTAGTATTAACATAGATTTAAAGTAATGACGTTCTTGGTGTTTGCTTGTCAAACACTTTGTTAAGTACTAACTAGCTATGCTAGTTATGTACTGGATAAGAATGGGGAGGGAGGAACTTTTTTACACAACGCCCGACGGAGGAGGGTGGGGTTAAAAAATTCAACCCGAGCCCTATCAATACGTGTCGGTCACTCATTAAAGTTTCTCAAGGTTCGGTCTTGTTTTTTTTTTTTATTTCTGATAAGGTTCTATATTATGATCACATATTTAGTAATTACCTGCGTAGTGTGGGTTTTATTTTAAGGAGAAAAGATGCCAACAAACGCAAAATCTTATGGAACAACCCGAAGTAATTATGGAAGTGGAGCTTCTGGTCGTAGACAATATTTAAGACACAATCCCACCGATTGGAAAGAAAGAGCGATGGGTGGTAGAAAAAAAGTAACTATTAAAAATAATGTAATATCACGTGGTGATCCTACACCAACAAATATATATCCTAGTTATAGTGATCCGGCACGTGGGAGTGGTACTGTTCCTAATCAAGCAAAAGGAACACACATTAATAGAATTGGACAATTAAGAAGTAAAAACTATCCGTTTGGAGATAAGAAAAAAACAACAAGCGGAGCATCTACGGAAACGTCAACAAAGGGAAAATGGGGAGCAGGAAGTTTATTAGCTGTTCCCGGAGCATTAGCAACCCTAAAAGGTGTAGATATGTTAACGAAAAAGAAAACACCTCCACCTAAAAAAGGAAAAAAACCAATTCCTAAAAAAGACCAAAAAAAGAAAGTCGTTACGAAACGTAAAAAACCAATTTTAAAAAAGGTAAAAGAAAAAATAACAAGTGTAAAAAAGAAGATACAGAAACGATCTTTAAAACTTCAAAAAAAAGTAACAGGAAGTAAAACTTATAAAGAACTAGACCAGAAAAAAAGAAACTTTAAAAAAACCACAGCAGGTAGGCAAGTTAGAAAACTTGCTGTAATAGGAAAAAAGATTGCAAAGAAAACTCCAAAAGGGACATTCCCTACGTTATTAGGTGGAACTGCCTTAGGAGCGGCGGCATCTTGGTATTTAAAAGATTAAGATGGCTGTAACAAAACGTAGTCAAAAGACGGCTGATGCAATGATTGCCAATTTCAAAGCCGATGAGAATAGACATAACTTAGTTAAAATTAAACAGTACGCAGAATTTAAAATGATTAAGGGTCATTCAAAAGAAGATGCGTATCGAATGGCAAAGGAGCATATCCTCAATGCCAAAGAAGTCTAAAAAACGGAACTATAAAAAAGAGTATAAAAAATTTCAAAGCTCATCTTCGTCAAAAAAAGATCGAGCACACAGAAATAAAGTACGCCGATATTTGCTACGAAAAAAAAGAGTAAAGAAAGGTGATAAAAAAGATATAGACCATTTAGATGGCAACCCCCGTAACAACGCAAAACGAAATCTTCGTATAATAAGTCGTTCACGAAATCGAGCTAAAAAATGAGCATATTCCAAAAATATTCTATACGTGAAATAAATACGTTACGTACAGTAGTAAAGTCACAACACATGAAACATTACCCAAAAGAAAATGTAACAGATCATGAGGCAGATAGAATTATTGAATCGCTATCTGAACAGGCGAGAGAAAAATTATACCAGTTAGCGGTAGATTATGGCATCACTAAATTATAAACCTGATGGGAACGTCCTTAAAGCGTTCCTTAAAGACGATACTTTTTTTCGCGGTATTAGAGGTCCGGTCGGTAGTGGTAAGTCGGTAGCTTGTTGTATAGAAATAATAAAACGAGCTATTAGTCAAAAACCAAGTGAGGATGGGATACGTAAAACGCGTTGGGCGGTTATTCGAAACACTAACCCTCAATTAAAAACCACTACAATTAAAACATGGCTAGACTGGTTTCCCGAAGAAGATTGGGGAAATTTTACGTGGAGCGTACCTTATACTCACAAATTAAAAAAAGGTGATATAGATTGTGAAGTTATATTTTTGGCGTTAGATAGACCCGAAGATGTAAAAAAACTCTTATCTCTTGAATTAACAGGAGTATGGATAAATGAAGCAAGAGAAATTCCTAAGTCAATTATTGATGCTTGTTCTATGCGTGTTGGTCGTTTTCCATCTATGCGTGATGGTGGTCCAACATGGTATGGTGTCGTTTGTGATACCAACCCTCCAAATACCGATCATTGGTGGTCAATAATGGCAGGCGAAACAGTTATACCTGACTATATTAGTAAACAAGAAGCAAAGATGTTAATAAAGCCAGATAACTGGAAATTTTTTAACCAACCCCCGGCTATGTTAGAAGTGCGTAATGAAAACAATGAAATAGAAACCTATGAAAAAAATAAGGTTTCTGAAAACAAAACTAACCTTACTGCCAATTATTATTCTAATATTATTCGGGGGAAAACAAAATCATGGATTGATGTTTATGTACTTAACCGATTAGGTACAATAGAAGATGGCAAACCTGTATATGAGTCATTTAAAGATGAGGTTCATGTTGCTCGAGGAGAAATTGCTATAGCTGAACATCTACCTATTT